ACCATAGACAGGCTCGATCCCAATGGAGAGCAAGTTGCGCGAGAAATCGCTGCCATGGTGGGCGAGAGCAAGCTCGAGGACGTCTTGATTCTGCGTAACAATTTGCCTTACGCCCATAGAATCGAGTACGAAGGCTGGTCGCACACCAAGGCTCCGCATGGCATGATGCGCAAAAATTTTGTACGAATTCAACAGATTCTGAAGAAGGCGGTCCAGGAGGGCAGGCTATGAGTCTGGACCTCGTGCAGCGAGCGCTGATGGAAAAAATGACCACAGTGCTCGAAGGCGTCCCGACTGCCTTCGAAAATCAGCCCTTCGTCCCGCCGGAGGGGAAGCACTGGGCCCAGGTACATTTTGTACCGAATCTCCCCGTAATCGAGACACTCGGCGACCAAGGCCAGGACCTCGTTAATGGGTTCGTGCAGGTGGATCTGAATTATCCACCCGGGACGGGTAGCGCCCAGGCGCGCCAGGATTTCGAGAGAATTCGTGCCGCCTTGCCAGGCGGGAGCCGGCTCCGTTATGATGGCCAAGAGGTGGTTATTCGAAATGTTGGCAGGAGCCAAGGCCGAATCCTAAACAACTGGTATCGGGTGTACGTTACCGTTTCGTGGTACGCATTGATCCCAAGGTAAAGGAGACCAGATATGGCCGATGGTAGCCGTCACAGCATGTACATGGTCGCGGAGACGACTTACGGGGTAATCCCGTCCAATCCCGCGTTCACCCCAATTCGACACACCGGTACCACCCTTGGGCTCACCAAGGATGAACTTCAGTCGGAGGAGATTCGTAACGACCGACAGATCATTGACTTCCGGCACGGAGCGCGCCAGGTGGGTGGAGACATCTCCATCAACCTGAGCTGCGAGTCCTACGACGAGATTCTCGAAGCACTGCTCGGAGGCACTTGGGCCCTCGACACTCCAGTTGCTGGTACTGACCAGCTGAAGGCCGGGACGATTCGTCGCTCCTTTACGATCGAGAGGCACTTCAGTGACATCCCTGCAAGCGGGAAGCCGTACCACCGCTTCACGGGCGTCGAGTTCAACAGCCTGCAGCTCCAGATCAATGCGAATGCGATGGTCACCGGTACCATCGGAGTCATCGGCGCCGATATGGTGATCGCGGAGTCGCCGATTTCGGGCGCCACCTACGACGAGCCGACGACCACCGCGATTCTCGACTCCTTCACCGGCACGCTGCAGGAGGGCGGTACCACCATCGGGGTGGTGACCGAGATCCAGCTGAACATCGAAAACGGGCTGGAGCCGCGCTTTGTGGTCGGTTCCAAGACGACGTTGCGCCCCTCGATCGGCCGGTCGAATGTCACCGGGCAAATCACGGCTTATTTCGAGGATAGCTCACTCCTCGATAAGTTCGTGAACGAGGCCGAATCCTCGCTTCAGTTCGAGCTGGTCGATGGTCAGGGCAACCTCCTCCGTTTCATCCTGCCGCGGATCAAGTACAGCGGCGGCCAGCCGGACGTGCAGGGTGAAGGCCCGATCACCTTGGCGATGCCCTTCCAAGCTCTCATGGATCCTGCTACCGAGACCAACATCATCATTGAGAGGAAGTTTGCATGATCGGCATGGAAGCATTTTATACCCGGCAAAGGGCGAACGAAGGGATCAAACTCCCTTTGTATCTCCCTACCGGCGAGCCCACGGAGCACTGGATCCATATCCGCGGGATCGACTCGGATGAGTTTCGGCTCGCCGAAGTCGAGAGTCGCCGCGACGCCCTCCGTGTGGCTAGCATCGAAGATCCTCGAGAAAGAGCCAAGGCACTCGAAGAGGCGAAGATCGATCTCCTGGCCCACTTGGTGATCGGGTGGTCGTTCGACAAGGAGTGTACCCACGAGGCCGTGAAGGAGTTCCTTCGCGAGGCCCCGCAGATTGCTGACGCCATCGACCGGGCAGCGAGTCAACGTGCCCTTTTTTTCGCCAAAGAATCGAGCAACTCGCAAAATTCGCCGAAGCCCAGTTCCGACTCGACCAACGACCGGAAGGGAGTAGACAAACCCTCCGAGAACACCTAATGCAGGTCTGGAAGACGCTGGGGCGAAAGCCAAAGCANCTGGCTGAAGCCCCAGAGCTTCCAGAAGAGCTTAGTTACATCTGGGAATGGTATCTTGAGGTGCGTGGCCATGAACCTTTAACTTACACCGAGCTCCGTAATTGGTCCCTCCTGACGAAAAAGGTTCTCCTGGGTTGGGAGGCCGAATTGATCCGCTCGCTGGATCGTATATTCTGGAAGGTTCACTATGAACGAAGTAGCAGTTCTTGATATACGAGTTCAGACCAGCGAGGTTGCTAGGGCCACGGAAAATCTCGAGGACCTTAAGCGCAAGGGCGCCGAGGTCGAACGCGCGACCGACGCCCTGACCAAAAGCACCGAAAGGGCAAGCCGGGCAGCGAGTAGGGCGAGCGATTCCTTTCGCAAGACAACGGATGGTCTGACCAAAGCCGGTACGGCGGGACGGGGCGCTAGGGCGGCTTTGGTGGACCTAGCGGTCGCGACTACTGATGCAACTGAAGCCTCCGACAACCTAGGCAAGAAGGCTCGAACCGCTTCTGATGGACTCGAAAAGCTGTCTGGCTCGGGTGGACAGGCGACGCGAGTCAGCGGCGACCTTACCAGCTCCGCAGACCGGGTTGGTAAGGCCATCAGCGACTTCGGTTGGGAAATCGATAGAACGGCAGGCAAGCTTTGGGAGTTTTCCCAAACGGCGGAGACGGCCGAGCTGTCCACGCTCGTCCTAACCGAGAGCACCGGGAAGGCGGACCAGGCGGCGAGTAAGGCAAGTGATTCGTTTCGTAAGACTACGGACGGATTGACCAACGCCAGCGCTGCGGGGCAGGACGCTGGTGTGGTTTTGAAAGACCTAGCGGCCACCACCACCGAGACTGCTGGAGCCTTCGATAACCTGAGCAAGGAAACTCGAACCGCTTCAGACGAGCTTGGAAATCTGGCTAGCTCAAGCCAGCAGGCGATTCGTGCCAGCGACAGTTTCACCGACTCCGCAAACCGAGCTGGCAAGGCTACCGACGGCCTCGGCAAGGAAGTCAATAAGACGTCGAATGAGCTTCGACAGTATTCCCTGACGTCGAAGGCGGCTGGGGTGGCCACAGACGCTTTGATCGGAGCGTTCAAGCGGTTTGCCGTCCAGGTCGCGGCTGCATATGGGGTCATGGCGTCGTTCAGAGCCATGATCAGAGTCCAGCGAGAATTTGATGCGCTCGAAGCGGCGCTAACAACTGTTACGGGATCGGCCGAAAAGGCAGCCGAGGCGTACCAAGCAATCTCCGACTTCGCCCTCGTCACTCCGTATGACATCAATCAGGTCGTCGAGGCGTTTATTAAGCTGACCAACTATGGCCTTGAGCCGTCGGAGAGGGCGCTGCTTTCTTACGGTAACACCGCCACCTCGATGGGTAAGACCCTTGAGGAAATGGTGAATGCAGTCGCAGCGGCCACGACCGGGAACTTCCAGGCGCTCAAGTCGTTCGGCATTCTGGCCCGGCACGAAGGCGACCAGATCGTTTTCAGTTTTCAGGGAGTCGAGACGCAGGTCAAAAATTCGGCTCGTGCGATCGAAGAATATCTGATGTCCATCGGCGAAACCCAGTTCGCCGGTGCGATGGAGGCTCGGCTCGGGAAGCTCGACGACACCATTCTGTATCTCGAAGAGGCCTATAATAGGCTGTTGCTCTCGATCTCCCGGGCCGGCATTGGCGACTTTATCTCCCGCCAACTGCAGATCGTCATCGACGGGATTCTCGAACTCGAGAGATCCATTGCATCCGGGCAGTTGCCGGGATACCTGAAGGCATGGGCGGATCTTTGGTCGGGCTGGGCCGACGACGTTCGGTTCACCGTTGGCAAACTAACTGAGTGGTTCGGAGGCATCTGGTCTAAGTGGAAAGAGTCCGCGTCCAGTACCGTCAGCTTTATCATCAACGCCTTCAAAGAGTTCCCGATCAATGTCCGTGCCCTCCTCGGAATTGTCACCGTTGAGCTCACGGCTTGGGTGGATCGAGTTATCGCTCGAGTCACCCTGATGAAGGATCGGGTGAAGGCGGTGTTTACCGATCTCACCCAAGAGGAGGTTACCGAGCGGTTTGAGCGTCGAATGGAAGTCATTAATCGGGCTCGCGAAGAATCGATCGACGCCATTTACAGAGAGCACGCGGCGGCCCGCCAGAACTTCCAAGATCAAATTGCTGCGGCGGATCGGCTACGCGAAGAGTATGATGCGCTCGCCGAGGCCCGAGCCAAGAGCCAGGAAGACCGACTGATTCAGTACAGGCGGTCAGGCTCGGGTGACAGAATGTCGAGAGCGGAGGCGGAAGCCCGTCGGAGGGCTTTCGAAAGCCTTGTCGAGTCCCTCCGCACGGAGGAGGAAGCAATTGAGGAGTCCTATAGACGACGGCGAGACATCATTTTAATGAATACCGTTGCAGGCTCCGAATTGCAAAAAGACCTCCTCGCCAGACTCGAGGCAGATCGAGAAGCCGCGCTCAAGAGGTACTACGAGGCGCAAAATCGCGAGCTGGAGGCGCTACGTTCCTCCCTCCTGACTCAGGAGGAGGCGATTCATGAGAGCTATCAGAAGCGCCTCGCGATTATCGAGGAACACACCGAGGCTGAGTCCGAATTGCGCCGGACTTTGACCGAGCGGCTCCAGGAAGAGTATAATAGACAGCTGAGAGCGCTAGAGGAGGCGAAGCAGAGGGAGAGAGATATCCTTCTCGCCGGGTTGCGTAAGGAGGAAGAACTTATTGCCGAGTCCTACGAACGGCGACGAAGGGCCATCATTGAGAGCACCATCCTGACCGAGCAGGAAAGACAGGAAGCGCTCGCCGAATTGGCCAGGCAGCATCGCGAAGCCGAAGAAGCGAGAAATAGAGCCCATGTGGAAAGTATTCTCTCCCATTCCGAGGACTTGTTCGAAAACCTGGCCAGGCTGGCACAAGGTCGGAACGAAGAGCAAACTAAAGCCTACAAGGCGTTGTTCGCGATCTCCAAGGCGTTCTCGATCACCCAGGCGACTATGTCAATCGCGACTGGTATCGCCAAGGCNCAGGAACTNGGATTCCCTGCCAACCTGGCNGAGATGGCGAGGGTCGCGGCGGTCGGGGCGCAGGTCTTGGCGACTATTTCCAGCTCGAATTTCGCNGGAGCCTATGATCAGGGTGGTCGCATCCCCGCCGGGAAGATCGGTCTCGTCGGTGAATACGGGCCCGAATTCGTTCGGGGCCCCGCTGTGGTTACCAGTCGCGAGGATACCAGGGCCCTAATCGAAAAGGCGGCTAGAGCCCAGACCCCAGAAGTTCGGCCGACCAACATTCGAATCGTCAACGCATTCGACACCTCGGCCCTTGGTGACTACCTTAGCTCCGACGAGGGCGAGGAAATCGTTCTGAACATTATCCGACGAAACCGAAACATCGTGCGGACCGTGGTAGGGGCCTAGGTATGCGCGTATGGCCGTTCATGCCCCAGTCGACGTTTCGTGAGACCTTGGCCTGGCTGACCGACGTAATTCAAACGAAGGCCCAGGAGCAACGAATCAGCCTTCGACGAGTGCCACGGAGAACGTTCGAATATACTTTCCTCTTGGAAAAGAATGAGTGGGCGATCGCTCAGGTACTCGCTCGTAATTCGCATGAGCCTTATCTCGTCCCTATGTGGAGGGATATTGGGTTCGTTGGGACACTATCGAATACCACTCTTACCCCGGTCTTGGGGGCCACCTTTCACGCGACCCGCCATTACAGGATGGGGGGCCGTGTCCTGCTTTGGACTTCCAACACTAGGTACGAGGTTCGAACCATCTCGATTATTTATCCAGAGGGGCGAGTACAGTTTACCGAGCCGGTCACAATTCCGAACGCCTACATGGCACCCCTTGTCGAAGCTCGGTTGACTGGACCGGTCGAGGCACAACTGAGTACCTTCGATCTCATCGAGGTAAAGGCCACGTTCGAGTCAACTGAAGACTTAGGTGTCAACCCGCTCCAGCGCTCTACGATTTACCGTGGGCACCCAGTCGTCGACGACCCAGTGATTTCAGGAACCCTAACCGAGTCGGATTTCCGAGACGTCGAAATCATCGATAGCCACACGGGCCCCGTCTGGTTCGGGGCTTCTAGGGCTAAGCCGACCCACGTGTCTGAGCTGAAGTGGAGCTTCCTTGACCGCGAGTCTCATTGGGAGTGGTATCGTTGGCTCTTCGCGGTGCGCGGTAGGTGGAAGGCGTTCTTTCGACCCTCGCAGAACATCGACTTCAAACCCATCGCCACCCCCTCCGCCAATTCGACCACGGTCTACGTGGCACGCACCGGATTAACCTCCGCTGACTTCCCGGTTGGAAGTTTCGATGTCGTTCTTCGCACCGCTGCGGGTCCGCTCTACCGTGGGGTTTTAGGCTTCGTCCCTGGCGCCACGGACACCGCGGACGCACTCGTTCTGTCACAAGTTTATGGTTCAAACTCGCCCTTGCTGGGTGTCAGTTTCCTCCGATTTTGTCGTCTCGATTCAGATCGTATTGAGCAACGTTTCGGCCCGGGTGGTATCGTAACTGCCTCCGCGCCGATCGTTGAGCTGCCGGCATTGGTGGATCCATGAGCAACGGTTCTAGAGAAAAATCGGCCCAGGGCGGTGAGCCGGTTCTCCTTTTCCATTTCGCGCAGGGNTCCAGGAACTGGCGGTATACCAACGCCTCCATGTTGATCCGCCATCAAAATGCGGATTGGAATCCCGCCCCGATCTCGGTGGATTCGATTAACATCTCGGAGGAGATTTCAAAGAACACTATCCGCGTTACGCTCCCGCGAGACAACGATCTGGCCCTTGAGCTGCTGAAGGCTCCAGTGTCTGCGGCCCCGACAACCCTGACCATCTTTCGGGGCCACCACGCCCTTCAGGGTTATCTTGAAGAAACCCTGACCTACTGGAAGGGCCGAGTTATTTCTGCTACAGCTTCGGGTTCGACGATCACCCTGGACTGCGAACCCGTCTTTACCAGTCTCAAGTTGTATGGCCTTCGCGCTCGATTCCAACGGACGTGCCGCTTCGCCCTCTACAGCCCCGAATGTGGCGTGGATTCGACCTACTTTCGGCAAACACTTAACATAACCTCCGCTATCTCTTTGACCGAATACAATTACTCATCGACTTCGCTCTCCAACAACTGGCTTACTGGTGGCATGCTCCTGGCTCCCGATGGTACCATGATATACATCGTGGAACAGAATAATGGACGGCTAAGACTAATCAGGCCTTCGCCTTCGCTCTTCGACGCAGTAAAGTCAGGCTCGCAGGTAGTCCAGGTATACCCGGGTTGCGACCACACCATCGAGACCTGTAGGTCGAAGTTCAACAACGTTCGCAATTTCGGCGGCTTTCCCTGGATTCCCGAGAGCAACCCGTTCGACAGCTCCATCGGGTAGGAGATCGGTTATGTGGATCTTGGCGGCAGTTTTTGTGGTTTCGGCGGTGGTGGCGTATGCCGTGGCCTCGCTTGCCGTACCACCATCGCCCTCCACACCTCCTCGGAAGCCTGCGGGGCTTGGCGAGCTTAACGTGCCGACCGCGGAGGAGGGGCGGGAGATTCCTGTCATCTTCGGCACGGTCGAGCAGCACTCGCCCAACATCGTTTGGTATGGCG